GCGCCTTGAGGCGCGTCGCAATCTGGAGAGCGTCGGCCTCGAGGTCTGTCGAGTGCTCGCCGATCGGCGCGCAACACACCGGTGCGGCGGTATCGATGATCGGCAGGGCTCGGGGCATGCGGCCATTCTCTCACGAGATTTGACATTCATCTAATAATAGGGAAGATTCTCGCTATTAGACGAATGTCGAAGGGAGGTGGAGACGATGGTACTCAATGACATCAACGGATGTTGCGACGGCGGCTGCTGCGGCGGCGACGGTGGTTGCTGCGGTGGCGGCTGCTGCTAGCGGCATGAGGCGACGGGAGCGGCGATCGCCCTCCCGTCGTTTCCGCGGTTTCTTACGGGCTGGCGGCCCGGTATCCTAGGTGGCCGTACAACAAGTACTAGGAGACGTCGCATAGTCCGGCCTAGTGCGCGGTCCTGCTAAGACCGTGAGGGTGTTAAAGCCCTCCGTGGGTTCAAATCCCACCGTCTCCGCCACAGAGTTCGGCCCCACGCGCCAAACCGCTATACTCATTTCTCGGTCCTGTATGGACCATGCGCCCGTAGCTCAACGGATAGAGCATCTGACTACGGATCAGAAGGTTGGGGGTTCGAATCCCTCCGGGCGCGCAGTATCTCCAACAGCACGCGGCATGCGCCCATCGGGGTGCATGTTCCGCGGAACAGCTCCCGTTTCAAGCCACTCGACCGGCACGCCGGTAGCGAGAGCCCACGCGTTGAGGACCATCCGCTTGGGCACGGTGTGGCCGTTCTCCCAGTTCGTGATGCTCGCGCGCGAGACGCCGATCTTGGTCGCAAACGGAATCTGCTCCATGTCCGCAAGTTCGCGGGCCTTGCGCAGTCGATCACCGATCGTGAATTCGGGAATCATCGCAGTACCCCTTCCTTTGTCATGTGACCAACACTAGACACTCGCGCGCAATAGCGCAAGTGCGCAATGTCTGCGACACGCCCAAATGTCGTGTTGCGCTTGACACGTCGTAGGCACCGGGCGATAGTTAGTCACATGTCAACAACTCGACAAGTAACGACCAGAGACGCCGCGGCGATCCTCGGGGTGAGTCAACGCACAGCCATCAGGTGGGCGGACAGCGGCATCCTCCGCGTCGACGTGAAAGTGCCCGGCCCCACTGGAGCTCGACTGTTCCTCGAGTCTGAGATCCGCGCGCTCGCAGCGCAGAGGCTTCTTGAGCAGGAGGCCCGCACTGCTGCCGCCCGACGTCACCTCGAGGAGGTGGCGTGATGCGTCTAGCCTGCAGCCTTGCCGTTCAGAACGATCACATCGTCTTGCCTGTCACCCTCCTCGACAGTGAGCGTCACCTCGGTGTCGTCAGTGAGCGAGTACTCCACGACGTCGGGCCCCGTCGCATCGTCGCCCACGATCACAACCATGGGCTGATCCTCCGGGAAGCCCCAATCGAATGCGAAGGGCACACCGCGCGACCGCGCAAGCTGCACCGCCAACCGCAACTCGGCCACACACCCATCGCACAAGTCGGCGTCGCCGCCGTCCCCGACGATCTCCAACCAATAACGCGCGGTCTCACCCTCAGGATGACGGCACCAAGTGCTCGGAAGCACAGAATCGTTAGCCACGGCATTTCCTCCCCATCGAATTGCACCCACGCTACCGACACGGGTTGTGTCTCGCTAGGGCTGGTGGCGTGATGGTGAACCGCGTTGTCGTGGGGATTTCTACGGACCAGGTGCGATGGGTGGTCCGTCAACAGATCGAACAGGTTGCCGAGCGAGCGTTCCACACGCCCGGATCAGCGGGACTTTTCCTCAGTCGTCGGTGGCACTTCGCTGCCGCGCTCGTGCCCGCCATTTGTGGCCTCGCCTGGTGGCTCGTGCCTGGCGCTGATCGATTCGCCCCATTGTCCGTAGCAGTGCTCGTGGTGTGGACCGCCTGGTCGTGGAGAGCACTCCAGAAGGTCCGGGAGTTGCGGTCCATCTTCGACCTCGCCACCAGATCCTCAATGGATGCTGAGCAGCTTGGTCGAACTGCACCCGCGCCAACTTCCCGTCCACATACAGCGGAACCCACGTGTGAATCGAATACCCACGTCGATGTGGGTGATCGTAGATGAGCGCGAACCAACTGTCTTCGTCATCGCCGCTGATGTCCTCGAGGTCGACTGCAGTGCCGGGCTCGACTCGAGGGAACCGCCACCCGGGGGCGTTGCTCCCGATCCGCTTGCAGCCTTGTGGCAGCACCAACACAGACGTCGCGGCCACGTGGCCGACATTGCGCAGTCGTGCGCGCCGAGCCAGTGCCAGGGGCAGGGGCTGCGCCTCAAGCTTCGGATTGTGGCGTGATCTTCGCGTGCGAATCTCCTGCCCCACGAGTAGCGCGAGGGCCGCGACGCTCGCAAGGGCGCCGATCGGTGCCCAGTATTCATCGACCACGGCACCAACCTACCTGGAGGCATCGTGATGAGGCACAGCACTGGTCGTCGCGTGGGGCGCACCTTTGGGTGGGTTGCTGTTGCTGTGGTCTCGGTCCTCGCGTTGGGTGCGGGGCTGCTCGCGGGCGCGGCGATCGCGTTGATCGAGGCCCAGCGATGAGCATGGACCGTCCCACCTACCTAGAGCTTGTGCCGCCGGCAGTCAACCCCCCCTCGCTTGCCGGCGGTGCAACCCCCTTGACCGTGTGCGGTGGTGTGCAGCTCGCCGAACCCACACCCGCCACGGACGTGCCGGCATGGATCGCGACGGACGTCGCCCTGCGTCGCCTCGAGGCTGCTCTCGAACGCTTCAAGGACGCTGAGCGTGCAGTGAACGACGGCATGGCCGCGCTCGCGGCGATCCGGCCGGAGGATCCGCGTCGGTATTTGGCTCAGGCGTGGTTGGCGCCGCTTGAGCGTGCGTCGCGTGAGGTCGAGGCGGTCTTGGATTCCATGAACCAGGTGGGGGTCGTCTGATGGTCACCGCACAGGAGCTCTTGCCCGCACTCGAGTTGGTGGGTGTGCGTCTCGATCCGTGGCAGGTGAACCTGCTGCGAGTCCACGGCTTGGTCGTGCATCTCGCGGTCGCGGCACCTGACCGGTCCACACCTGCCTGGCACCGCTACCAGATGCGTCGTCTGGCTGGTTTGTGGCGTGCGGAGGCGCGTGTGTTGTTGCGCCGCGGCATGGACGAGGTGTTGGACGACGCGACGTGGGCTGGTCTGCAGGCCGAGGCGGAGTCTCTGCGTCGGTGTGCGGATCGTCTCCTCGAGGAGGTGCAGTGATGGCTAAGTGCAAGGGCTGTGGTGAGTCGATCGAGTTCGCGTTGAACCCGGTGTCGGGGAGGCGGGTCCCGATCAATCCGCCGTCGGAGACGAACCCGAAGGATCCGCGTGCGTCGTGGGCGCTCTGGGACAACCCCGATGGTGGCTACTTCGCTCGTCCGATCACGGTGAAGGAGCCCTTCAACTTCCACGAGGAGTACGTGGCGATCAACCACTTGTCGGTGTGCCCTCGCCCGCATGCCCGCCCGCGGCGTGGACGCGATCGCGTCCGCGCCTATTGACCCGCACACCCACCAGAAGAAGGGGCCTGCCCATGGCCACCAAGCGCACACCCGTCAAAGCCGTTGACACGACCGCGGCGTCATCGAAGGTCATCGACTCTCTCGCTGCCGGCACGACGTTGGTGCACGAGATCCCGATCGACAGGATTGACCCGCACCCGAAGAACCCTCGCAGGGACCTGGGTGACTTGGGGGAGTTGGCGGAGTCGATCCGTGCTCACGGTGTCCGGCAACCCGCGACCGTGGTGCTTCACCCGGACACGGAGGGCCGTTACCTCACGGTCATGGGGCATCGCCGTATCGCTGCAGCAGTCACGGCGGGCCGCACCACGGTGCCCGCGATCGTCGACGAGATGAGTGAGACCGAGCAGCTCGAGATGATGTTGGTCGAGAACCTGCAACGCCAGGACCTCACGATCTCCGAGGAGGGCGCCGGGTATCAAGGGTTGCTTGACCTTGGTGTGCCGAAGGCCATGATCTCTCGTCGCACCGGGCGGGCGAAGAACACCGTCGACACTCGCCTCCGTATTGCGGGCCTGCCGGAACCGGTGCGCCGCCACGTCGACCATCACCAGTTGACGATCGACGACGCGTTGGCGTTCGCGGAGTGGAAGAACGCCTACCCGGACGTGTGGGAGGACCAACTCGAGAAGCTCTCGAACCCACACGTCATGGTCGACGTCGTGATGGGTGAGGCGAAGCGGGTCGTGACGGAACGTCAGGCTCTTGTGAAAGCGCGGACGGACCTCGAAGCCGCGGGCTACAAACTCATCGTCGCCCACAAGATGATCCCCTACGGTGACCCGCGCAGCATCAGCCGTCTGGGAATCTCATACACCGAGCACGCACACTGCCCCGGTGCGGAGGTCCACATCACCGGATCATCGAAGGACTGGTACGAGAACGCCCTCCGGTGGGGTACCCACCTGTGTGCCGACATTGAGAAGCACCACCCCGACGAGTATGCGGCGCTCCCGGCCCCTGCCGCAGCGGGCACAGAGACGGGCGAAACGGACCAGCAGAAGCAGTGGCGCGAAGAGCGCGAACGCCGGGAAGCCGAGCGTGAAGCTCGCGCCGCGGTGGCCGGCGCCCGTCGCACATGGCTCGTTCAGACCCTCACCCGCCAGGGCAAGGACGCTGCCCCCGCCTACGCCGCGCTCGCGGACTGCGCCGCACAGGTCGCGGTGGCGGCGTTGTCGGCCGACCCCAACGCCTGCTTCTACTACGGGATGACTCCGGGCGTCACCATCGGGTCGATCGCGGACGATCTGGCCTTGCCCACAAATCCATTGGCGTTGCTCACTCTGACGATGCTGCTCTCTTTGGACGCAGTGCTCCCAGAGCACCCGTCCCGCCTAGAGGCAGATGATCTGGATTTCGATCTGCAGATCGTGGTGGCGTACCTCACGACGTGTGCTGAGCATGGCCACGAACTCCACGAGTCCGAGCAGGCCCTGATCGACGCCGCGAAGGCGGCCCTCGAGGCGCAAGCTTTGGCTGCTGAGACGGAAGCCCCTGTCGTCGACGACGGCGACCCCAACGTGGGTGGCGTGTGATGGTCAAGTGGACAACACCTAAGTCGGTGCGCAACGGCAACGCCGCAGTGGTGGTGCCCCTGGTGGGCGTGCTGCTCGTGCTCGCGTGGATCAAGGGCCTCGGCTCATGACCGGCACCCCCTACGCGGCCCGCCGCTGGTGCGCCCTCCTGGGCCTCGTAGCGACCGTGGCGCTCGCGTTCGCCATGACTGCCCCGACACCGGGTGGGAGGCCGGGAGCGGTGCTCCTGGCGCTTGTGGCCTACGTTCTGGCGGCCGCGGCCGGTCACGTGTCCCGCCAACCACCGAGGGGGCACGTCTCATGCTGATCTGGTCACGCTTCCTCTATGGCGTCGCCTGCCTTGTGGGTGTCGTGTGCCTCGTGACGTCGAATGTGGGCATCGGGATAGTCGCCGCCATCGTGATGATCGTCGCGTTGTGGCTCCGGTCGACGGCGTTGGACGTGGCGCTCGAGCGCGCGAACGACGACGCGGTCTTCTTGCTGGCCGAGGTGGAGGATGCCCGCAACGTGGGCGCCCAGTACCTATCGCGGCACGACGCGGCCGTGCTCGAGCTCGAACGTGAGCGTCGCGCACGGATCGAGACCGAGGGCACGCTGATCAAGGTCACCGCACTGTGGTCGCGATCGATCCGTTCCACGACGGCGCCGAAGTACTCGACACGGATCCTCGCCCTGCGAGGCGAGTCCGCGGCGTTGGCGGCAGCGGTGATGTTGTCGCGTGCTGCCGCCGATGGGCTGACTCTCGCTAGTGGTGGCACAGTGCACGGTCCGGGCACGTCGACGTTCGACATAGTCCCTCTCCCCTTCGTCGACGTCGACGCAGTCGACCCCGAGCACGACGGCGCCTCCGACGCTGTGCCCCCCACCCCCGCACCGGACCCGTCTCCGTGGTCTCTGGTGCCCGCGTGGGTGTGGCGCACCGTCGCCGGCGCTGTTGTGTTCGCGGCGGGCCTTTTCGTGTGGGAGGTGTTGGTGTGAAGAGTCTGACCGCTGACACACAACGTTGCCGGCCGCCCGTGTCGGGCAAGCCGGGCGCTTTGCCGAAGGCGTTCATCGTCCCAGCGCAACAACTGAGCGGCACCGACGTGGATGAGGCACGCACGTTCTGTGGCCAGTGCCGCAGCCTGGCGACCTGCAGGGACTTCGCGTATGTGACTCGGATGCCCGGGTTTGTTGCCGGCACCACCGAAGCCGAACGCGACGAGGTGCAGGACCGGGCACAGCAGTACGTGGCGCAGGAGCGCGCTGCCTTGCACGCTGCCGGCAAACCCTTCCCCCACACCGAACGTGACCGCGTGTTCCAAGCCGCGGTCCGGGGCTTCCACCTGATGAAGGTCCTCGGCTCTCGATCGATTTTGACAACCAGGAGTACCTCATGAACGCCTTCAGCATCAACGCCGCCCACATGTACCGCCAGCGTGGCTTCTCGCTCGAGACGTTCGGGCCTGGTGAACGCCTCGCGGGTGTTCTCGACCACATCCGTAAGGAGCTCGTGGAGATTGAGGCCCATCCGGACGACGTGTCGGAGTGGGCTGACCTCCTGATCTTGGGGTTCGACGGTGCGCTGCGGCAGGGGTTCCACGCTCAGGAGATCCTCGACGCGATCGAGGCCAAGCAGTGTGTGAACGAGCAACGTGTGTGGCCCGACTGGAGGGCCGCACCGGAAGGCCAGGCGATCGAGCACGTCAAGGACCCCGTGGTCGAGGATCCGGCGCGGGCATACGACGTCGACGGCCCCTACGCCCCCACACCGGTCGAGGTGACGGCCGCCGCTGTGTCACCCGTGCGCAACAAGCGCCGTGGTGGTCGGGAACCGTCGCCCGAATCACTAGCCCTGAACGACGAGATCCGCGCACTGCTTGGTGAGGGAAAGACTCAAGCCGAGATCGCCACGGAACTCAACATGACGTCGGGTGCGGTCTACCAGCGTGTCAAGAAGTACGAGCTGCGCCCGGAGGTACGCCGCGAAGCATTGACCTCTGCCAAGATGGTCACGCCGCCGGCATCGAGTGCGCCGCGTCCGCGTCCAGTCGTACCCCGACCCCCCTCAGGATCGCGACCCGATGTGCAACCGCGCCGCTCGGTGCCGGTGGTTGGCGCTCGCCGCCGGGTGCAGTCGCTGTTCGCGATCGGGTACGACCACGCTCGCCTGAACACGCGCCTGAGCAACACGAGCGTGCTCGTGTCCCAGGTCCTCGCCGACGACGTGACCGAGGTCCCCGTCGAGACGTTCCAAGTCATCGATGAACTGTGGAAGCGGCTGCGCTACCAGCCCATCACGCCTGACCCCACGCACGTCATGAACCGCGCATACCCGCCACCTGGTATCTGGGAGAACATCGACAACCCCAACGAGCAGCACACGGTCCAGGAGCCCGCATGACCGCGCTCGCACCTCCGTTCCCGTACTTCGGTGGGAAGCAGCGCGTCGCGCCGGCGATCGTCGCCCTGTTCCCGCAACACGAGCACTACGTGGAGCCGTTCGCGGGCGGGCTCTCGGTGCTCCTCGCGAAGCGCCCCTCTCGCATGGAGACCGTGTCCGACAAGGACCAAGCGTTGATGACGTTCTGGCGGGTCCTCCGCGACCGACCCGATGAACTGATCCGGGCCTGCGTATTGACACCGCATGCTCGCGCCGAGTACGAGAACGCCACTCGTGTCTACGTCGAACCGTCACCCCGCACCCCGGCCGATGAGCTCGAAGCTGCCCGCAGGGTCTTCACCGTGTTCGCACAAGGCCGGGCGTCGAAGTCCTCCACCTCACAGTGGCGCATGCACGTCGACCCCAACGGCTCAAGCCTCAGCCTGCCCGGATACCTCCGCGCCTACTGCGACCGCATGGCAGCGCTCGCGGAACGCCTGCAGAACGTCACGCTCGAGACGCTCAACGCAGACGTCATGATCGACCGCTACGCCCCGCACCCCGACGTCCTGATCTATGCCGACCCGCCATACCTGCGCTCGAGCAGGAACTCCTACGGGTACCGCCACGAGATGGTGAGCGAGCCCGAACACGTTGCGCTCGCCGCGTCGCTGTTGGCTGCGAAAGCGTCAGTCGTGATCTCGGGGTACTCGTCGCCGCTGTATGAGCGTTTGTACGCCGACTGGGACCGTGTAGAGATCGCCTCGGGGACCGCCCAGGGCGGCGTGTACGGAGCGCGCACTGAGGTGGTGTGGTCGAACCGCCACATCTCATCACCCGACCTTCTAGAGCAGCTGAGGGTGACCGCATGACCGCCCCGACGCCGCCTGCCGTCTTGTTGAAGGCGCTCCGTGAGGTGTACCCGAACTGGGACTCCCTGCAGGAGCGCTCGCGGCAGATGCACATCACCTATGTCGGGCAGCGGTCTTCCGCGGGCCTGCGTGCGTGGGTGAAGAGCCGTCCGCTGGTGCGTCGACGTGGTGTCCCGAATCCGGTCCCGCGTGATCATGCGGATGAGCACGGACGCTCGCCGATGGTGGGCTTCCGGGACACGTACATCCTCCCGGACGGCCAGGTCGTCCACGAAGACACCATCACGAATCCGAAGGACCCCGCATACCGGAAGGACAAGAAGTCATGACCGACACACCTGTGGATCGAGCTCCCTTCGAGCCCACTCGTCGGACGAAGCGCCGCTACGCCCACGAGCTCTATCCGGTCCCTGAAGAGGGCGAGGCCCGTCCGCTTGACGTAGAGGTGAGGTACCACCTGTCGCGCGCGATCGGCTACGACGTGTCCGGCACATCGTGGGGTTCGGTTGAGCCTCGCACACTGGCGGGCGAGCGGATCATGACGATGCTTCGCGAGGCGGACCTGGCGTTGCTGGCGGTCGCACTCCACAAGGGCTTGTCCGGTCAGGAGGCGTGGGACTTCATGGCGACGCGCGCGACCGGTGAGGTCTCGGAGTGGATCAGCGAGTTCGCGGTCGAGTACGCCGTCGACTGGCACGAAATCAAGCCGTACCAGTGCGGCCCCGAACCAGACCACCACTCCCACCTCAGCAACCCCGACCCCCGTGGCGACCGAATGGTGACCTTCGTCGACGGCAAGGAGTCGGAGTGCCCTGACTGCACCGAGGAGGTGCCGGCATGAGCGGCCCGACGTTCGTCGACGTGACCCCCGAGCCGGAAGACACGGCACCCGATGTTGAGTTGCCGACCCGTGACGCGTGGCCGGCCGACGCCCCACCACCACCGTCTGTCGTGGTGTCTGACCACCCGTGCGTGACAGTCTCCTGCTCTGGTTGTGGTGAGGCGTACAACGGTGACGACGTCACGCTTCACTTCGACAGCGTGGCGGAGGCGATCGCCATGGTGCTCACCTCGGAGTGGGTGCTGTTGGAGGACGGCACGGTCCTGTGTGGGGGGTGTGCGGACACTGAGCGGTGTAAGCGGTTTGGCCACACCACGATTCGCACCGTTGAGCCGTACACGGCTCCCGGCGACAGTGCTTTCCACCGACCCGGGTACGCGTACTGCGAGCGGTGCGGCACCAAGGTGGACGCCGAGGGGCAGTCATGAGTCAGTTTGCAGCGTCCACGTCCGTCCCGTCGGACCGTTCCCGCGCAGAGATCGAGAAGATTCTCACCAGGTACGGTGCCGACGAGTTCGGCTACGCCACCAATCGGTCAGGCGCTCGGATCCAGTTCACGGCCGAGCAGCGCGTCATCCGCTTCACGATGCCCCTGCCCGACCGCCAGGCACGCGAGTTCACGCATACGCCCACACGTGACACCCCGCGCTCCCCGACCCAGGCCGAGGCCGCCTACGAGCAGGCCGTGCGCCAACGTTGGCGTGCGCTCGCGCTCGTGGTGAAGGCGAAGCTTGAAGCGGTCGAGTCGGGCATCGTCACATTCGAGCAGGAGTTCCTGCCCCACATCCTGCTACCAGGTGGCCAAACGGTGTATGAGGCGACAGCCGCCGGCATCGAAGCCCAGTACCTCGCGGGCGCACCAGCACCGCTGCTGCAACTTGAGGGAGCGCCTCAGTGACCACCACCCGTACCCGCATCTGTGTCAACTGCAACGGCCCCCACGCGCTCGCGGCCTGCCCGCAACTCGCACCAGTAGTCCACGACCCATCGACCTGCTCCTCGTGCGAGGGCCACATTGACCCCCGCACCGGCGAGTGCGCATGCTCCGACTGAGGGGACGTCATGAAGATCGCTGAGACCTGCAGGTGTGGTGCACGCCTCGAAATCGATGCCGTGCCGTCGGAGGTCACCTTCGACGCAGTACGGAAGTCGTTTGCGGAGTGGCGTACCAAGCACGAAGGCCACGAGGAGCCGACCTCACAACAGGGATCGAGTGAATCAACTCTCGGATCCAGCGCCGACCACACCGCACCGAAGAGCATCCACCCGATGGGATTCACCCCCGCCCGCCCGTATGGCGAACACCAAAACTAGAGAGGATCCCAGCGACCCGTGGCTGTCAACCACTTCTACGACGAGACTGCCGGCCACCAGGTCGTGGTCGCCCCCATGGCCGAAGCACGCCCGCTCCTGCGGTCCGCGCTCCTCGGTGCATACATCGAGCTTGTCTCCATGTCGCAGAAGGCCGCGGTCGCCGCCGTCCAAACTGGCACCGCGGCGCACCACGTCGCCGGTGTCGTCAGCCGCGGCGACCTCGTCGCGATCGAACCCTGGGAGACAGACCTCCTCGTCGACGCGTTGATCCGATACAACTACCTCGAGGTGACCGGGCCGGACGGATACCGCCTACGCCCACACCCCAAACTCGCCCACTGGGAGAAGCCCGAAACCCTCGCCTGGCGGGCAGCACAACGCAAGGACGTCTCCGACCCCATCGTCCGCGAACTCGTCCGCCTCCGCGACGGCGACCAATGCCGCTGCTGTCACGTCGTCGTCAACTGGGGCGCGAAGAAAGAAGACCCACTCAAGGGCACCCTCGACCACATCAACCCCCGCATCCTCGCCAACGGAGACCCCGAAGCGCTCGCGGTCACGTGTGGCCGGTGCAACGGGATCCGCTCTGACCGTGTCGATGCGAACGACTTCGCCTCACACCAGCCTCCGCCTGAGGTGCCGTTCTACACGGACTCGACGGCCAAGTACTTGCGCGGCCGTGGCCACACTGGCGTCCGCCCAACGGGGAAGAAGTGGCTGCTGCCGCTGATCCCCATTACCGCGCGACCCGCCTCACCGGCGGACACCGCGCCCTCGCACGACTCCGCACCCAGCGGAACACCGCGCGCCCCTGAGCGGCCCCAGGAGGCCGTCTCCGGGGACGAAACGTCCTCTCCTGGTCAGCGACCCGCCCACCAGGCGGACACCGCTTCACAACCCGCGCGACCCGCCTCACCGGCGGATACCGCGCCCCTGCGCGACCCTGCAACCAGTGGGATCCCGCGCTCCGCAGTTCGCCCGCAATCCGATCGCAGTTCGATCGAAACTCATCAGGCGAACTCACCACCCGACCCCCCCGATTCCCGCACAAAACAGCCTCCAAAAGTGGGGGGTCTTACGTGTGGGGTAGGGAAGGGAGGGGATGGTGACGGGGGTGGCGCAGGGCCTGGCCCGCGCCGCCGCCGTGCCCGCCGTGGTGGCAAGGCTGGTGGTCCTCATGGATGAGGATGCGTCGGTGGTGCTTGCGGCCCAGGTGCGTCAGGTTGCTCGCTTGTGGCGAGAGCTGGAGAAGGATCTGGATCGGCGTCCACGTCCGTCGCGGTCGGAGAAGGTGACTCGGTCTGAGGCGATGCCGCCGGCGCCTGGCGACGTTGACGTGATGGATGCTCGCCGCGAGGTGGAGATGTTTGCGGCCGAGTGGGCTGCTCTCCTGATCCGGACGGCGTCGTGCCCGTGGTGTGCGGTGATGTCCGGCACCAGCGAGTACCTCGACGCGCTGCTGTCGCACGTTGGGCACTTCACCGAGACAGCTGAACTGCGCAGGGCATTCGTGCCCGAGGTCGAGCGCGTCCTGGGTGTGGTCGAAGCAGCACAGGATCCGGACCCGACGCGCTGGAACCCGATCGGTGTGCCGTGCGCCGAGGGGTGTGGTGGTGAGTACCGGATCGAGTTGCCAGACATCGAGTCTTCAGTGACTGAGGGGGAGCGGATTCGGACGTGGAAGGACACGCGCCCGGTGGCGGTGTGTTCGAAGAACAGGCGACACACGATGGATGCGATGTTGGCCAACCGTGCGGCCGTGCTGGGGCTGCGATGATCAAGCCGGGTGACGAGGTGACGACGTCGGCCCTGGCCGTGTGGTTCGAGATCTCGCGCGACGCGGTGATCAAGCGCCTGAAGCGAGCAGGCATCGAGCCGCTCGGCCGCGGCCCGCGTGGCGTCACCATCTGGCCGCGCCTGGCCGCGCTGCAGGAGCTCTATCGAGGCCGCGACATTCCGTCGGAGTAGCGTGCGCGACACGCCCATGCGACAGGTAGTTGCCCGCGAGAGGGGTGCTTGTCTACACTGGAGCCACTGGACGAGGTGCGCCTCGGTTCAGATCAGGGCCCGGTTCGTGACTGCGACCGGGCCTTTCGCATGCCCGGGACTGGGCCCCTGGGGATGCCGGCTGGCCGTGCGTTGGCGTGGGTGCTGCGTGCCGTGGAGTGACAGCGCTCCGACCAATCAGTGGCGAGGCCGTGCGGCCCGGCTTCCCCTGCCCTTCCAGCGATGCGGGCCTGTGGATGGAGATGTGATGCCGTCCGACTCCACACAGTTCCGCCGCAACTCGGAGATCGTGCTGCGCTCCCGCCCCAACTGTGTGGCGTGTGGCGAGCCGATGCTGTTCAAGGGTGACCTGGAGATCCCCCGATGGTGGCTGCATCCCAAGGCGGCAACGGTCAACCACAAGGTGCCCACCATTCAAGGCGGCACGGACGACCTGGGCAACCTGGAGCCGATGCACCGCGGATGCAACAGTGCCCTCGGTAATCAACAGCGTAGGTCTCCGGACAACCGTCGACTGCGTGACTTCGGCACCCCGCGACTCTCGCTGTACGACGGCTGACCGCTCTCACTGTCCCGCCTGTGTACCAGCGGTTTTTAGGGAGTCGGCCACATGCGGGATCGCCCAACTGGCATTTTTTTCTCCCCACTCAGATCCCCCGGTAGGCGTTCTACACACCCAGGAGGTGCCACATGCCTCGTCACACGGACCTCCCGCACGGCACGAACGCGGGGTACAAGCGTGGCTGCCGCAAGGAGTGCTGTCGTTCGGCTCACCGTGAGGCGATGCGTGAGTACCGTGACCGCAAGGCACGAGAGGTATCTGCGGCCGCAGTACCCGAGACGGACGTCGTTGAGCCTCTCACGCCGGCTCGGCCGGACCTGCCCGAGCTCGAACAGGATGCGAAGGCGGGCATCATCGAACGGGCCTTCCTTGCTGAGCTCAACCTCGAGGGTTCTATCGCCCCGTACAAGGCGACGCTCGCGGCGATGACGTTGTTCAACGCCCGCGTGTTGGACCAGACCCGGATACATGAGCGGTATGACATCATCTCGGGCGTTGAGTCGCGCACACTCGAGATGCTGGGCCGTCTGAATGCGGTGACAATCCCTGGTGGCGACGGTGACGAGGGCGCGACGTCGGGCGATCAAGGACTGTCGGAGCCGGTCAGGACGTTCCTGGAGTCCCTGACTCGGCCGGATGTCTCCTAGCTCACTGGACTTCCCGGCCCCTCGGTTTGGGACTGAGAGGAACCCGCAGCGGGCGACGCGCGGTGGGAGAGCCGCTCAGGTCGGCAAGATGCTCGGTCGACCGCACATGCCGTGGCAACGCTACGTCGAAGACATTGCGCTTGAGATTGATCCGTCTACGGGGAACCCTTGGTACCGGACGATCATCCTGGTCATCACCCGCCAAGAGGGCAAGACGACGCTGGTGATCGATAACGGGATCCTCGCGGCCCTGTCTCGCACGTCCGAGATGTGCGTGTACACGGCGCAGAACCGCATCAAGGCGCTCGACCGCCTGGACGTCAACTGGTACGAACCGCTCCGCAAACACGCACCGGCGCTACTGCAGCCGCGTCGCGACAAGAGCAAGCCGGGCTGGGTGGGTCAGTCTGGGTCCGAGCACATTCGTTTCATCACTGACTCACGCATCATGATCGACGCGGTCAAGGACGACTCTGGTCACGGCGGCACCGTCGGTCGAGCGTTCATCGACGAGGCGTTCAAGCATGCTGACGCGACGATCGAACAGAACCTCCGCCCGATGATGCTGACCCGTGCGGACGCCCAGTCATGGATCACCTCGGCTGCCGGCATCAAGGGCAAGTCGGTCTACCTGTGGGACAAGGTGCAGCTGGGCCGCGCGATTGTCGAGGCCCGCGACCCGAACAGTCGTATCGCGTACTTCGAGTGGTCGGACGACGACGGCGATCGCGCTGACCCCGAGGTGTGGAAGCGGTGCCTACCGGCACTCGGTCACACGGTCACCCTCGAGACGGTGTACGCCGAGTTTGAGGCGTTCGCCAATGACCCGGACGAGTTCGACCGCGCGTACCTGGGCCGGTGGCCTGGTGCCCGGCTCAAGGACCCCGAGATCCCCGTCGAGGCGTGGCGTCAGTGTGTACTGCCACCCAACGCGGTCGAACCGATCGACCTTGAGGCAGCACCTCCGGTGTACGTCGTCGACACCAGTCCTGACCGGGAGTGGACGTCGGTGTCAATCACCGGCCAAGCGTCGGACCCGCTGGGCACGATCTGTTCTCGCCTCGCCGGCTACGAGCAGGGCACCACGTGGGCTCCGAGCTTCCTAGACGAGCTGCGCGGCAAGTTCGGTGGCGACACCGTCTACATCGCCGGCGATGGTGCGGCGGCGTCTCTCGCCCCTGACCTTGAGGCCCTCGGCTTCGAGGTGTTGTTGTTCAACTCGGGCGACATCTGCAACGCCTGTGGAGCGCACTACGACGCGGTCCTCAAGGGCCTGTTCCGCACCACCGAGGACAAGGACCTCAACGGGGCGCTCGCGGCCGCTGTGAAGCGCAACGTGGGTGACCGGTGGCGGTGGTGGCGGGGCCGTTCGCTCGCTGACATCTCTCCGCTCTATGCGGTGGCCCTGGGGTACTGGGGCTTTGTTCGATCTTCCGCTGACCACTACGACCCGACGACGTCGGTGTATTGAGGATGTGACGATATGCGTGACACCATCAGCGACGTGCTGGGCCTGGCGGGCTTGGCGGCGATCACCGTCGGCGTCGGCATGCTCGAGCTCGCCGCGGGTGTCATTGTCGGCGGGGTATGCACAGCGTTCGTGTCGTGGCGCCTGGGTGGTCGTCGATGAGCCTCCTGTGGGGCCCGCAGCAGCAGCGGATGACGCTGCAGGACTTCGGTGTCCGTGGCCGTGGTGGTCGACGCTTTGGCACGCGCGTGACACGCAAGCGTGCTCGTCATATCTCGGTGGTGTGGGCGGCAGCCGACTTGCGCGCCGGTCTCATCTCGTCGCTGCCGATCAACGTGTTCAAGGACTACACGGGATCGTCCGTACCTGCCCGAATGCCGAAGCCGAAGGTGTTGATCGCCCCGCACATGTGGGCCGCCACTCATCCGATGTCGTTTGGAGAGTGGCTGTATGCCACGCAGCAGGACCTAGATACCGAAGGCAACGCCGTTGGCGTGATCCTCGAGAAGGACGCCAACGGCCTGCCAAGTCAGATCCTGCCAGCGCCCATCAGTGATGTGGTGATCGCCCACAAGGACGGCACCATTCAGAAGTACTTGATCGGAACGACGGCCTACGACCCGTCGGAGATTTGGCACGAGCGACAGTACGTGGTGTCGGGTTCCCCGATCGGGCTTTCACCGATCGCGCACGCGAAGTTCTCGATGCAGAAGCACGTCGCTGCGGAGGAGTTCGCGCTCGACTGGTTTGCGAACGGGGCAACCCCCGGCGCGGTGCTGGCTCGCAAGAGCACCAAGGAGCTCAAGTCCGAAGAGGCTGACATCATCAAGCGTCGCTTCTTGGCGGCTACGTCATCGGGTGAACCGGCGGTCATGAGCGGCGACTGGACGTACACGTCGGTCTCGTCGTCGGCAAAGCAAGCACAGTTCCTCGAGGAGATTGACGCGTCGGACCGCGAGATTCTGCGGTTCATGGGCGCGCCCGGCGACCTGGTCGACCTTCCCAACTCGGGGTCGTCGATCACCTATGCGAACATCACCGAGCGTCACCTGCAGTTCCTTGTGCTCAAACTCGGCCAGGCGATCGAGCGTCGCGAGACGGCAATCGCACGGCTGGTCCTCGCGGACCGGTATGTGAAGTTCAACACTGACGCGTTCCTCCGCATGGATCCTGCCGCTCGCAACGAGCAGATCCGCGCGAACAAGGAGGCTCGCCTCGCGACGGTTACCGAGTCTCGCGCGCTGCTGAACCTGCCCCCGCTGACGGATGCTCAGAAGTCCGAGATCGCGGAGGACGCAAAGCTCGCTGGTCCGGCGTCCACGTCGAAGGCTCGCGCCGTGGCCGAGTTGCTGCAGAAGGGCTACCTGGCCGTCGCCAACGACGTTCTGACGCCCGACGAACTGCGACTCCTCGCCAATGAAGAGGGCGCCAATCTCACCATTCCCATGACCAAGACGGAGGACTCATGATCCCGCAGATGCTCGACCGTGAAGCCGCGATGGCGGCGCGTGCGAAGCACTACCGTGCCCGTGCTGACCGTCCGTCGAACCGTCGCGACAGTTTCGATGGCACTCAGGCTCGCGCTCGTGCGACGCTGCGCGACTACACGTTGCGTGAAGAGACCTCTGACGCGGGTGTCGATGAGCTGATCTTCGAGGGCTATGCGTCGATTACGGACACCTGGTACGAGATGTACGACTGGTATGGGGTGTATCTCGAGAAGGTCCGCTCGGCGGCGTTCTTCGAGACGCTCGCGCAGCCTGACCTGGATGTGCCCCTGGTGCTGCAGCACGACTCGCTGCGCCGTATCGCGCGCACCACGAACACCACGTTGTGGTTGAGCGAGGACGACCAGGGTCTGCGGGTACAGGCGAAACTGAACCCCCTCGACCACGACGTCGCGTACATCCGCAACAAGCTCGACGAGGGCCTCATCGATGAGATGTCGTTCCGCTTCCGGATCCTCGAGGGTCTGTGGAACGAGGACTTCACGGAGTTCGAGATCATCAAGGTCGACATCCACCGCGGCGACGTCGCGATCGTCGGCTACGGGGCGAACCCGTACACCGTGGGTGCCGGCCTCGTAAGCGGCGATCGCGCCCCCGCACTGAATCTCACCAAGCGTGGCAGTGACCTGATCACCGATTGGGACATTGCCCTGCGCGTGTAGCTCACGCGCTCCCCGTAGGTCCGCACGGATCGCGCCCCGCGCTTTTGCCTGGGGCCTGACTGTCTGGCTGGGTCAAGCACCACTACCCCATCACCACACACTCAGAAGGGACGGTCTGTCATGGACCCGCAGAAGATGCTCGAGCAGCTGCGCGAGAAGATCTCGCTCAAGTTAGCAGAGCGCAACACTCAGGCCGAGGAGCTTCGCACGCTCCGCGGTAAGGACGATCTCGACGCCGACAGGGTCGCGGAGGTTCGCGCACTCAAGGACGCGATCGACAAGGAGGTCGACGACCTCGAGCGTGAGGCCGGAGACCTCGAAGCGGAGATCGCTCGCGACCGTGCGGCCGACGAGCGTGCCAAGCGTTTCGAGCCGTCGGGTGCCAAGGCTCCGAAGTCCGGCGGCGAGGAGCGCCTCCAGGTCACCGAGCTCGCGACGTACAACCGCAAGGACGACAAGAACGGTCAGAAGTTCCTGGCTGACGTCGCCCGTGCGGCCCTGGGCAACCGCGAAGCGGAGCGTCGTCTCGACCGTCACATGGACGAGGCACGCGAAATGATGGACGACGAGCACCGCGCGGTGTTCGAGCGTGCCATCGGCAGTTCGGCGTTCGCGGGGTACATCGCCCCCACCTACGCCAAGGACCTCATCGGTCCGAACGCGAAGGCCGGCCGTCCGCTCGCGGACAACATGCGCCACCACGACCTCCCGCCCGAGGGCCTGCAGGTTGTGCTGTCCCGCATCACGACCGGCACGTCCGCCGCTGAGCACACCGAGGGTGGCTCGGTGTCCGTCACCGACATCGACGACACGGCGCTCAACGTCGACGTGATTGCGATCGCTGGCGGGGGCACCATCAGCCACAAGGTCCTCGACCGTGCCGCCGGCACGCTCGACATCACATGGGACGACCTCGGTCGTGCCTTCAACACGGTGCTCGACTCGACCTTGATCAACAAGGCCACGGTCGGTCTGTCGGCAATCGCCACCGAGGTGACGTACACCGACGCCTCACCCACGGCCGCCGAGCTGCACCCGAAGATCCTTCAGGCTGCAGCGGCAGTCGAGGCAGCGATGCTCGACCTCGACCCGAACGACATCATCACGGTGATGCACGGACGCCGCTTCCGGTGGCTGCAGTCGCAGCTCACTCAGTCGTGGCCGTACCTCGCCTCGCCCAACATTCCCACGCAGGCAGGCGGTGTCACCACGGACGCGGGCTACGGCTCGAACCTGCGCGGCATGCTGCCCTCTGGCATTGGGATCGTCGCCGACAACAACGTGCCGGTCAACCTCGGTACGGGCACCAACGAGGACGAGGTGTACGTCATCAACCGCCAGGAGGCTCACCTGTGGGAGGACCCCGACTCGCCGCTGATGGTCAGCGCCGAGAAGGTCCTCACCAACCAGGTCGAGATCGCCCTGTACGGGTACATCGCGTTCACCTTCGGCCGCTACCCCGCGGCCATGCAGAAGGTGGTCGGTACCGGTCTCATCACGCCGACCTTCTAGGTCGAACACCGCAGCGCGGCCCGGGCACAACGCCTGGGCCGCGCTCGCGGACCACCACTGCTCCATCCCACCCAAGGAGGAACCATGGCTCCCGAAGCCAGCAAGCCGACGGATCGCACCGCCAGCACTGAGGACACTGCCAACACCGATGCGGTCGTCGAAGACGAGGCTGCCGCCGAGAAGTCGGACGACGCGAAGCAGGCGGGCCAGCAGCGTGCGGCCGCAGCCAAGAAGGTCGAAAAGGACCCTGCCGCTGCACGCATGATCAAGGCGCTCGAGAACGAGCGCAGGGGCTACGTGTCTCGCAAGGACGCGAAGGACCGTGTCGCTCAGGTCGACGCCCAACTCAAGATCTGGAAGGCGCGCGCGTAGCGCTCTGGCCATGACGAACATCATTCATCGGGTCGGGTCACTGTCGGCGTTGGCGTGGCGGTCGAGTACGTCCGCTGCTGCCGCGTTGACGGTGACCCTGCCCGATGGCACCACGGTCAGTCCCACGGTCGGGGGCACGCCGCCCGCGCACACCGTGCAGTTCACGCCGACGCTGCCGGGGCGGCATCAGTTGTTGTGGTCGATCGCGGGCGCTGAGACCCACGCCGACATCCTCGACGTGTGGCCCACGCATCCTCGCTACTTGGTGGCGCAAGCCGACGCGATCGACCGTTTGAGGCTCGGCAATCAGGTCACCGCGGCCCCTGACAGTGTGTCGTCTCTACCGCTGTACATCGCCACGGCGACGGCGATCATCGAAGACGTCACTGGGCCTCTGCTCCCTGTGGAGCGCACCACTAAGGTTTCGGGTCACTATCGCAAGCGTGCGGTGGTGCTGCCCTACATTCACGTCACTGTGACGTCGGTCACGGTCGACGGCAACGTCCTCGACACCACTCAGTTCAAGGTCGACGAGGAGGCGGGCATCGTGTACTCCGATTACCTCACCGAGGGTGACGTGAACGTCGTGGTGGCGTTCACTGTGGGTGACGTGGAGATCCCGCCGCAGGCGAGGCTCGCGTGCCTCGAGGTCATTGCGCACCTCTGGCAGATCACCCGCCAGGGGCTCCGCGAGTCCGGTGCGACTGATGAGACGGTCACGACCCCGATGGGGTTTGCGCTCCCGAGGCGGGCGTGGGAGATGGTGCAGTCCATACCGAGGGCTGCGGGTATCGCATGACCGTGTCGACGATCGCCGCTGAGTTGCATCAGGCGATGTATGCCGCGGCGAAGACGATCTTTGAACCCGATCAAGGAACCGTTGGTGTGTACTTCGCCGCAGCTCCGGTCGAGTACTACGACCAGGCGGTCACGATGGGCGGTGTCAAATCCGACCAAGATGTCGCGACGATGGGTGCTTCGCGCGGCCGCAACGAGACGCCTGTGATCACGATGTTCTTCGAGGCGTTCATTGCCGGTGACCCGGAGGTCGTTGACCCCCTGGCGCGCAACGCGGCGTTCGCGCTGCTGAACCGCTTTGCGGAGCACGCACGTTCCGCGATCAACGGTGACACCACCTTCAACGGCACCGTCGAGTGGTGCTTCCTGACGAGCTTCGAGGCCGACCGTCAGGTCTACACGGAACCCGCGGGCTCGATGTGGTCCATCGCAGCAGACTTCACATCTCTCTACCGCATTCGAGGCTGAGCATGTCGGAAGCCAGACAGGAACTAAGGAGCAATGATGACGAAGGACGTTGAGCGGAACGTGGTGGCGATTCGAAACGTGTCGCCGCGTGCGGGCAAGGCGGGCTTGGATGTGCCGCTCATTGGCGTCACCGTGCGCCGTGGCGACATCGTGGAGGTGAGTGCCGAGCATGCGGCGATCCTGCTGCGTCAGGTCGACGTGTGGCAGCCTGCAGACGCCGCGCAGGATCCAGCGGCACGTCCCTCTGACAGGGCGAAGAAGGCCGACTGGGTCGCCCACGCCGAGCACTGGGGCGTCGAGGGCGCGGCCGATATGACGAAGCCGGAGCTGATGGCCGCAACTGTGCCGGCCGTAGTCGAGAACCTCGACGGCTCGCTCGTGCCCACAGACGAGCACGGCTTCCCCATCCTCGAATCCAATACCGACGACACCAACACCACGACTCCGGACGGAGAGTAGCCATGACCACGCAACTCGATTGCTCACTTGGTCTCAAGAAGGAGACCACCTACGGCACGTTCGCGGTGCCGGATCAGTTCCTCGAGTTCACGTCGGAGAGCCTCGACGCGAACCTTGAGTTCACGCAGGGCGCTGGCATGCGTGTCGGCTCTCGTGTGGACCGTGGCGGTCGCCGGGTGCTGGCGAAGACCGCACCGGCAGGGTCGATCAGCCTGGAGGCCGCGTCGTCGGGACTCGGTGCTTTGCTGGAAGCCGCGTTCGGTGCGGTGACGAACACGGAGGTACCGACGAGCACGGGCGTGTATCAGCAGGTCCACACTCCCAAGACGTCCGACTACCTGGACTCGTTCACGATCCAGAAGGGCATCCCCCCGCTGGGTGGTGGTGCGACCCACGCACTGTCGTTCCTGGGTGCGATGTGTGACTCGATTGAGTTCTCGGCCTCAGACGGTGGCCTGCTCATGGTCAGCACGGCGTGGAAGGCGCAGGACATCGTCACTGACGAGTCGTATGCGGCACCCTCGTACCCGGCGACCCTGGACCTGTTCCACTTCGTCCACGGCAAGATCTACGTCGGCAACACGATCACCAAGGCCACCGACACTGCGCTGGCGTCGGCCGCGGGCAGTGAGCTCGCGAACATCCGCGCCTTCTCGCTCAAGTGCGAGAACGGTCTGGACGACGCAGGCTTCAACCTGGGTGGTGCAGGCAAGCGCACCCGCAAGAACGCATTGGGCAAGGCCGCCATCTCCGGTTCGATGACCGCAGAGTATGACGCGGCCACGTTGCGGGACGCGTACCTGAACAACACCGACCTGACGTTGCTACTCACGTTCACTCTGCCGGACGCGATCGCGACGGACATCTACCCGGTGCTGCAGATCCACGTGCCACTGATCAAGCTCGAGGGCGAACTGCCCAAGGCCAACGGTGGTGACGTGATCACCCAGACGATCCCGTTCACGGGTCTCGACTCCCTCGCGGCGTCGACTGAGCCGATCTACGTGGTGTACCGCACCGAAGACACCACGCCCTAACCACGGGGAGTGTGCTCATGACGACTGGCGGATCCCCGGAGTTCGACGTCCGATCGAACCTTCGCCCCCTGATCCAGGACATGAAGGCAATCAGTCCGAAGTTGGCGACGGGGTTTCGCAAGTCGTTGCGCGAGACCGGGAACGCGATCATCGAGCGGCAGCAGGAGATCCTGCGAACGGAGCCCGTCGGCGGTGTGGTCACCAGTACTCGCTACTCGCTGGCGCAACGCAACCGTCGTGGTGGCTACCGCCGCGGGCCACGCGCTCGCGAGTTGGGTGGCGCACGGATTGTGTCGGTGGACTCACGCGCGTCGTCGCGTGAGCGTGGCCGTGGTTTGCGGGCTTCAGTGGCAGCGAACCTGACGACGCGTGTGTCAACGCCTGCGTCGGGTCGTGGAGCGTCAGTGCGTGTCGCGAGCCGAACGCCTGCTTGGTCGAACAAGGCGCTGAACGCGAAGAAGTGGCGCCACCCCGTCTTTGGTCGTCCAGAGCGGATCGAGCAGGCGGGTAACCAGTACTTCCAACGCGGCGCAAAGGCAGGCGTCATCGAGGCCCGTGCAGCACTTCTTGCTCTCGTCGAGGACGCGGCGAAGAGCATCAAGACCCACGACGTCCAATGACCCAGGAGAAGCCCATGCGCTACATGTTCACCCCGTCCGACGAGACCTTGCCGTGGGCGGGTCAGGCAGTGCCGATCGTGCCTCCGTTGAAGATGCCGATGAGTGCCTTGTCGGAGGCGCTCACTGCGAAGAAGTGGCGCCTGGCGGACCTCCACGATTTGCTGCGCCGGATCACGCTCGACTCGCTCGAGCGCCTGGCCGAACGTCAAGGCAAGGAGTACACGGGTCCGCCATCTGGCATGACGGGTGACGACGATGTGGTGGTCAACCAGCTCTCCGCGTTCGGCTCGCTACGCGCCGCAGGGCACCGAGTCACATGGGAGCAGATGTGTCAGATGCCGGTGTCTGACTTCCATGTGGTCGCGGAGGACGCTGCCGACGAGGCGGCTCTCGCGGAGTACGCCGTCGACGACGGTGACGATGCGGACCCTCAGTCTCCGTCGACGGATTCCGCTCCGGCCGTCGACGACGCCACGGAGCCGACGTCGGAGGCCAGTGGCCCCCGGTAGCGCTTGAGCCGTCCGTCGAGAACTCCGTACACGTCCGCCTGCCGGCATTCGCCCGCATCTACCACCTGTCGCCCACCGATGTGTGGGCTCTCACCCTCGAGCAGTTCCTGCTGTTCTGCGAGGACCTCGACAACCTGACCAACCAAACAACCAGATAGCGCTGACGGGAGGTGCACTGTGGCGTCCCGATCAGCGAACATCGTCTTCGACATCCTCGCCAAGGACAACGCGTCCAAGGTCTTCGACAAGATGTCGGACAAACTCAACGCTCAGGAGCGTGCCCTCGACGGGTTGCGTAAGGCCGGCACAGCACAGTTCTTCGCGCTTGCGGTGAGTGCTGGCATCTTTGCAAAGGAGTCGATCGGCGCTGCCCGTGACCTGGGCGAGACCGTCAACATGGCGGGCATCATCTTCGGTGAGCAAGCCGACGAGATGGAGGCGTGGGCGGAGACTGCCAACAGGTCTGTGGGCATGTCGAAGCAGGCGGCGCTGGAAGCGACTGCGTCGTTTGGTGACATGTACACCCAGCTTGGCCTGACAGGCGACGTCGCAGCGTCGATGTCTCAGGAGACGGTGCAGCTCTCGGCCGACCTGGGGTCGTTCCGCAACCTGCCCACTGAGGATGTGTTGGACCGCATCTCGGGGGCGATGCGTGGTGAGTATGACTCCCTGCAGAAACTGATCCCGAACATCTCGACGGCGCGCGTGCAGCAGGAGGCGCTCGCGGCGTCTGGCAAGACGGTTGCCTCCGAATTGACGGAACAGGAAAAGGTCACCGCGACGCTGGCGATCATCCAGAACGACGCGAAGAACGCGACCGGTGACTTCGCTCGCACGTCAGGCGACCTCGCTAACCAGCAGAAGACCCTCGGTGCCACCACCGAGAACCTCGCAGCCAAGGCTGGCGAGGACCTCCTGCCGATCGTGCTGGACCTCACGTCGGCAGCGGTCGACACGCTGTCGTGGATGACGGAGCACGAGGCCGCGACCAAGGCGATCGTCATCTCTGTTGCCACGCTGTCGACCACTCTCGCTGTCGCGGCGAACTGGCAGAAGATCACCGCCACGACGTCGACGCTTGCGGCCGGCGCGGAGTGGGCATGGAACGGCGCCCGCACGACAGGCAACGTCTTGCTGGGTCGTTCGCTGCCGCTCAAGGCTGCAGACGCGCAGGCCACTGCTACGTCGACGGCAGCGATCGGGTCACTGACCGCCACGACGGCGGCCAACACGCAGGCGACGGTGGTCGCTACGACAGCGACCAAAGGCCACGCCGCCGCCCTGAAGAGCCTGTCGAAGGGTGGGGTCGTCGTTGGTGGTGTTGTTCTGGGGCTCACCGCGATCGCGGAGGGAATGAACGCGGTCTACACGTCGAATCAGTCACTCGCTGATGTGACGAAGGGTGTCCTCGCATTGGGGGATGCCACCGCGGAGGCGTCTGCGGGCATCGACATGCCGCTCTGGTACGACATGGAGCAGACCCTTGATCTGATTCGCCGCGAGACCACTGGCCTCGGTGGCGCCATGACGGACATCAGCAACATCGCCCTCTTTGGTCAGGCCGACAAACTCAACGGCCTCGATGCGGCGCGCAGCAAGTTCGACGACTTGGGCGAGAGTCTCGCCTCGATCTATGCCTCAAATCCTGAACTCGCTGCCGAGCGTTTCGATGCAATCCTGACGGAGACGGGTGGCACGACTGACGAGCTGCTCAAGCTCATGCCTGCCTACGCGGATGCCCTGACGTCGGTGGAGAACGACCAGAAGATCGTTGCGTCCGCGACGGACGACGCGAACCTCACGACCGAGGAACAGGCCGAGGCGATGGGCGACGCTGCCGACGCCGTCATGACTCTGGTGGAGGCACTCGAGGAGCAGATCGACAAGCAGCGTGAAGCTGCAGGTGCGGTGCTCGACGAGTCGGCTGCCGTGCGGGAATTCTATGACACGACCGCGTCCGCGACCGCCGCGCTCGAGGAGAACGGCAAGACCCTCGACGTTCACACGGAGAAAGGTCGGGAGAACCAGGCCGCGTTGGACGAGATTGCGTCGTCGACGTGGGACTGGATCGATGCGGGTGTGAAGGCTGGCGAGTCTCAATTCGTTTTGACGGGGCGGATGGCGGAGGGTCGGCAGGCGTTCATTGACACAGCCACACAGATGGGCGCGACTAGTACTGAAGCGGAAGCGTATGCGGACGAGTTGGGGTTGATCCCCACCGCAATCGTGACGGACATCTCTCTCAGTGGTGCGTCGGACGCGTACCGGTACATCACGAACATTCAGGCGGCGTTGCGGTCGATCACGGGTGACCACAGGATCCGGGTCGCAACCGGTCAGGGAGGCTCGGGTGGTCTCACCTTCGCGGGTGGTGGCCCGGTGCATGGTCCGGGTACGTGGACGTCGGACTCGATCCCGGCATGGCTGTCGGATAACGAGTACGTGCAGTCGGCGCCGGCGCACGACTTCTGGGGTACCGACTACATGGACGCCGTCAACCGCAAAGACGTGTCCGGTGTCCTGAACGCCCTCATCGGTGCGGGCTATGCCGCCGGTGGGACGCCGGCGGTGACGGGGCTGTCGGCGTCGTCCGCGATGCTGCGCCCCTACGTGGGGTTGTCGGCATCGTCGACGTCAAGCAACCCGGTGTCGAGTGGCAGCGCGGTCTTCCATCTCTACGACTCTGACGGGGTGCTGATGGGCACGATGCGTGGTGCGGCCGACGATTCGGCGAGGTTCACACAGCAGACACGGTCGGCAACGTTGAGGGGTGGTGGTCGGCGGTGAGTGTCACAGTCTCGGCGACGGAGCTCACTGGTGGGTCGCCCCCTTTTGCGCAGGTGGTGGTCTCCGGAATGGCCGACGGCGACGTGTACACCGTGGTGGGGACGGCGGGCGATCACGAGTGGCCTGTGCAGGGCGGTCAGGGCACGTCAGACGCCACGCAATTGGTGTTGGTGGACTCTCGTGTGCCGTGGGGCGGTTCGGTCGTGTACAAGGTCACGATCGGTTTGGACGTGTACGAGGCGGCGTCGTTCTCAATCGAGTACTCGGGTGCGGCTTGCGTGTTCCAGTCGCTGTCGGGCGACAAGATCGTGCCTGTCAGTGTGGCCACGTTCACGGATCCGAAGTCTTTCAAGACGCGGCGTGCTTTCTTCCAGGTGACGGGCCGTCGTGGACCGGTGGTGCGGCATGACGTCACCTCGCTGCCCGAGAAGTCGCTTGCCGTGGAGACCGAGTCTGCCGCTGTCACGGCGTCGCTCGAGGACTTGCTGTCGTCGGGTGCACCGATCGTGCGCCGCCAGCAGATCGGGCTTCGGGATCTCGCCCCGGTTGAGGTGATCTCCGTTGGTGACTGGGATCACGAGCTGGTGGGCGCCGTCGGCGAGCTGCGGGTGTGGTCGTTGCCGCACCAGGTCATCGATGAGCCGGAGCCTGGCACTGTCCTGTTCATCTTTGAGTGGGACGACTTCGACACGGTGTACGCGGCCGCGACGTGGGACGACTTCGACACTGAGTGGGCTCCGTTCGATTGGGATCGCTTTGACCGTGAGGACTGGGGGGCGAGGCTCTGATGTTGGACGGTGCTCCTTCTGAGGTTCTTGCCGGGTCGTGTGGGTACACGTCCCGCATCGCGTCCTGGCGGGGCGGTGAGCTGTTGGCCGCGTCGGTACCGCTCATTGGTGGGCGCGCCGTGTGGCGTGCGGACGACGCGGTGCCGGACCAACTGCGGTTCACGGTTGCGCGCGTGGTTGACGGTTTTGACTGGTTGCCCGGTGAGGGTGACGTCACGCACCCGCTCGCGCCCTTGGGGCAAGAGTTGGACCTCACGATCATCGTCACATCGGACACCACGGGTATCGCGTATGAGACTCGGCGTGGACGCTTCCAGATCCAGGAGACCAAGGAGGACTCCCCGGGTCTGCTGTCGGTCGACGCAGCAGGAGTGTTCCAGATCATCGCTGATGACCGACTGCCGGCACCTCTCGCTCCGCGTGACACGGGCACCCTGTTCTCTGAGTTCCGACGCCTGGTCCCGGCCGGCCTCCCGGTGGCGATCGACGCTGCGCTCGCGGACAGGGTTTGCCCTCAGTCGTTGCAGTGGTCGGAGGACCGTCTCGACGATCTCTACACGATCGCTGATGCGATCCCCGCAGTGCTGCTTCCGGGGCCTTCTGGGCAGGTGATGCTTGTGCCCCCCGTGGCGGACGATGCCGAACCGGTGTTGACCTTGTCGGAGGGTGAGCGTCGTCCGGGCAACGACTACCCGGTGATCGTGGGCAAGGCCCGACGGCAGACCCGTGACGGTGTGTACAACGCGGTGGTTGCTCGAGGTGCTGTCACGGATGATCCGTCGACCCCGCCTGTGTGGGCGGAGGCGATCCAGACGACGGGCCCGTATGCGGCCACGGCCACTGGCTTCAGGGTGAAGCGGAAGTTCTTCGCGTCACCGTTGCTGACCACGGAGGCTCAGTGCCTGGCGGCAGCGAACACACAGTTGGCGTCGGCGTTGCGTCCGGCGAGGGTGGTCCCGATCGAGCTGCCGCCGGATCCGCGTATCGAGCTGTACGACGTCGAGCGTGCACGCGCCGACGAGTCTGCGGACGGGTCGTGGGGCGTGGACATCGTCGGCCCCGTCCTCGGCTTGGACTTGCCCCTGACCGTCAGTGACGGTGCAATGCGACTCGATGTGGCGGTGATCTCGTGAGCGACCAAACGTTGCGCCTGTCCGCTTTGGACGTGGCACGTGAGGTGGACCTGATGTCGCAGGGCATTCAGCCGGGCTCGGACGCCACCCAGTTGAAGCCGGGGATCCTCATCGCGGTGGACACCGACACGAACCGTGTCCAGGTGTCCGTCGATGGTTCGTCCGGCGTGTGGGTCCCGTACCTCTCAGGTTCCTACACCGTGGGTGACATGGTGTGGGTCTTCCGAGAGATGCTCCCTGGTGCTGCCGGCATGATCTGTTTGGGCCGTGTAGGCGGCACACCGGGTGTGGCTCTCCCGGACGCTCCCGGTGCTGGGGCGACCACAGAGAATGCGGTCGCAACGATCCTGCCGACGTGGTCGGGCACGTGGGATGCGAACTCGTCACGCTACGACAACTGGAACGTGAGCCGCGCGGAGTATGGCGGCCGAGCGACCCTGTACCAGGGTGACGGGTTCGGCTCCGGACAGCTCTATGGGCTCGCACTGTATGGCAACCAGATCAAGGACCTTGGTGCCACAACGATCGCCTCGATCGTCCTGACGTTGCGTGACGCCAACATGTCGATCCCCTCACGCCCCGCCATGGTGATCCGTGCTGCCACCAACACCAACCACTCGTCAGCGCCCGCCGCGACGGGCGCCACCATGAACCCCGCCGCGCTCGCCAAGGGAGCAGTGAAGACATTGGTGCTCGACGGGACGCTCCTCGAGTCGTTCCGCACAGGCGCCCTGCAGGCGCTCGCGACTGTCGGTGTGGGCTCGTCGGCCTATAACGCGGTGCGCGGCACGTCCGACGCCGATGGCATGGCTCTCACTGTCAACTACACCCGACCCGTTTAGGAGATCTCATGGGACTCGACGCCACTGGCCACTACGTGCCGGCATCGACGGCCGCACCTGCACGGTCTGCGTTCGACAAGTTGTCGCGGTCGCTCCGCGATCCGTTCCCTGTTGCTGATGCGGCGGCGCGCACGACGCTGTTGGCGTCGTTGGCGGCCTCGTCGCCGGCGGTGGTGCCGTCGACGTCGTCACCTATCTTCTTCTGGAGGGCTGATGCGGATCGTGGCTCGGAGCACGAGTTCACGGCGGATGGCACAAATTTCGAACCGGTCGTTCCAACCAGCGGGCTGCGGAGGGTGAAACCATCTTCCGTCGCGGGGACGGGTGTGAGTGTCGACTCGTCGGGGATCATCACGGTCTCTGCGGCCTCGAACATTGTTGTCAATGGTATCTTCTCGGCGACCTATCGCTCATACCTCATTCGCTTTGACTTGACGACGTCGGCAGCTGCAGGCCTTCGCTTTCAGTTGGCAAACTCGGGTACTGCTGACGGGTCGTCGAAGTATGACCGCACACGCTTGGCTGGCGTGGGCGCGTCGGCGTCTTCCGCGCAGTCGATCGGTCAAACAAACTGGGAGTTCGTAGCAAATCTCACTGCTGCGCGCCACGTGTCAGAGATCGTGTTGGAGACGCCAGGCACAGCATCAGCGACGGTGGGAACGTATCGGACGGGGACTACCGACAATCCCATGACCGCATCCGCCGGCGTCGTCGATGGTGTGATCCAACACCGCGACGCGACGGCGTTTGATGGCCTCGTTCTGGTGCCGACCGCGGGCACGGTGAGTGGCACGCTGCGAGTATTCGGATACGTGTAGCGATGACCATCGTCAGCATTGGCGGCGGGCACCGGCTTGAGTCGGGTGCCGCCGCGTCGTGGAGGCGGACGGTAGCGGCCGGCAACCCTGGCGGGATTACGTCGTCGTTGAGGTCCACCGAAGAGCAGCGCGAGCAGTACGCGATGTACCTCGCGGGCACTGGCAACTTTGCGTTGCCTCCAGGCACGTCCATTCACGAGACGGGGCGCGCCCTGGACGTGTACCGGGCAGCGGCAACCTGGCTGTACCGGCACCCGGACTACGGGTGGCGTCGCCCCAAGGGGTGGAACGCGACCGGCGTGAAGAACCCTGAGTGGTGGCACTGGGAGTACATCGCCGCCCTCGACAAGCACAAGGGCGACCGGATGGCCGCACTGACCCCCATTCAACTGGAGGACGAAGAGATGATGTTCATCACTGGTGACAAAACCAAGACCGTGTACGCGGTCAGCCTGGTCACGGGCGCGTGCGACGCGCTCGGCAAGGATGCATACGACGGCCTGGCCCTGACGCCCGGATTTGCACTGACGAAGATGACGCAGGAGCAGTGCGACGCGATCCGGGAAAAGTGCGCGGCCATCCGCACCCAACTGGCGACCAACGTCAACCTCGACAGTGTGAACGTGAGCGTCGACGACGCGCCAGTGATCGCCGCAATCAAGGCGATCCCCGGCGACATTGTGGCCGCGTACATCGCCTGGCTGAAGAGGTAGGGGTGACTTGTGACCATCGATCAGTGGCAGCAGGTCGGCGTGATCCTTGGTGTCGTTGTTGCCGCCATCGCCGCATTTGAGGGAATACGGAGAACAGCCGTCATGCCAATTGCTCGTGTCGGTCGCAAGCTCACACAGTTCTTCGAGGACTGGTTCGGCGAAGAGGCTCGAGCAGGGGTTCCCCGCAGACCGGGCGTCAAGGAGGAGCTTGCCACCTTGCGTGCCGAGCAGAAACGCCTTGGTGAAGAGCAGGCGGAAATGAACACGAAGTTGCAGCGCGTCGAGTACCACACGGGCAACGGTCAGGAACCTGCGCTGCGCACCGTCGTGTTCAAGCAAGCCGCTGCTATTGAGGAAATCCGTAAGCAAGTCACCGGCAAAGATCCCGAGTGACATCCGCCGGCACAACACCCCCATCAACGGAAGGAATCATCATGCTTGATCGTCTTCGCCTGGCCCTCGCCTTGTGGCTGGGTCGCCTGACCACCAAAGCTTTCTGGGGTGACGCGCTCGAGCGTGCCGGCTCCCAGGCTGCCGAGAAACTCGTCGCCCTGTCGGTGTTCACCCTCGGGGCATCACTCGTCGATGTCGACTGGGTGTTCGTCGTGGGTGTCACCCTCGGATCGGGTGGACTGTCTCTCCTCATGTCGATTGTGTCGGTGCCGGATCCGGCCACCTCGAGACCCGTGTGGGTTGCTGTGACGTGGCGTGTGGTCCGCACCTTCGGCAACTCGCTCGTGACACTGTTGCTTGCCGTCGAGGTCCTCAACGTCTTCGAGGTCGACTGGCCGACGATGCTGTCGATCGCCGCGACGACCACCCTGCTCGCTCTTGTGAAGAACGCCGCGAAGCGGCCCCCGGAGGCCGTCACGGCCACCTGACTACCCGCGGCAGCCAGAACGGCCGCACACCAAGCACGACGCCCCCTCACCCACCGGTTCGCCGGGCAGGGTGAGGGGGCGTCTTTGTGCGTCCCGGGGATTCAGGCCGAACGCACAAGGTGTCGCCTACTCGGCGACGAACTCGATCCGCAGACCCGGCACGCGCTCGCGGACGCGCGAGGCGATTGCGCGGTGCCAAGAGGCTGGGTAGGTGTCGTCGGGGTGTTCGCGCAGCAGCGCTGCGTCAGTGCGCGGAACGGTCAACAGAGGCTCGTTGGTGCCGTCGAGGCGAGCGACGGCCGCCGCTACGGACTTGGCGGCGATCGCCTCGAGCTCGAGCATGTCGTCGACGACGCCGGGCGCGATGTTCATCTTGCCGTCTTGCCACCGGTTCACGGTGGCTTCACCTACGCCGAGGTAGTCGAACAGCCATGCGACGGTGAGGCCGAGTTGTTCGCGCAGGCATCGGAACTCGGCGCCGGTCATCTGGTCTTCGGTCTGATTCTTCATGGTCTCTCCTGTGGTGTTGGGCGGGGTGTGGCCCCGGGTTTCCCCGGGGCCCTCTCCCTATGAGTACTTGCGGACGTGGTCTGCGGCGATCTTGCCTGCCATCCCCCGGAACACCGCCATCTTCGGCAGGGAGAACATCGCGATCGCGGCGACGTCCTCAGCGAGGGTTTGGGCGGCGTTGCGGGCCTTGCGCTCTGCGCGGGGTCCGCCGTCGATGTGGAGCATCCCGGCCATTTCGCCGATGCTGTGGGCCACGAGTACTTCGTGGTCTGAGAACTTGTCTTGCATCTGAATCCCCTGTGGGTCTCGGTCTGGCCTTGTGCCTGACCTAGTACCTAAAGCATACGATAGAAAACCTATCATGTCAAACTGGGGAAGAGGCTCGTTCACGAACAGCCGCGGCCGTTGGGTCCGTGACGCCGCGGGCCCTCGCCGCTAGGGTGAAGTCATGGTCAACATCGTGAAGACGAGCGCGATCGCGCTCGCGGCCCTGACTCTCTCGTCGTGTGGCGACGGAGGTGGCGTGCCGTGGGACAACTACGACGCCTCGGTGAAGGACCGCATCGACTCCCTCGAGGTGGCGGCCGACTGCGACGGGCTGCAGGGCGAGTTCGACACCGCCGACGCCAACAACGCGCAACAGCGGGAGCGTACCGGCACGGGCAACGCCGAACTCATGGCGTACATCGATGCCATCATGCGAGACGTGGGCTGCTACTCCTAGGGGCGAGGCGCGCCGGTCAGCCGGCGTAGCGGTTGCGCAGTGCGTCGACGGCAGCCCGTGGTGCCTCGTCGGTGGGCTTCGTGTATCGCTGGGTGGTGGCCACCGAGGAGTGGCCGAGCAGGTACTGGATGGTGCGCAGGTCCACACCGAGGCGTAGCAACTCCGTGCCGAACGCATGCCGCAGGGTGTGCGCGGTCCACGGTTCGGGCAGTGCGCGGGCGAGCAGTTTGCCGATGTAGGGCGCGGACAGGTGGCCGTGGTAGTCGCCTGGGAAGCACCAGCCACCACCGGCAAGGCAGGCCGCGCGAAGTGCGAGGGCCAGCGAATCGTTGAGTGGCACGGCGCGATCCTTGCCGCCTTTGCCGTGAACGTTGAGCGTCCATCCCCCGAGGTCGCGGCTGATGTCGCGGGTGTGGACGACTGCCATCTCTGCACGCCGTAGCCCGGCCTCGAAGCCGAGGCGCAGCATCAGTGTGAGTCTGTCGTCGGCGCGTGCGAGGACGGGGGCGTATGTCTCGTGCGGGATGGGTCGTGGGTTCGCGATCGCGGCGCGCACGTGCGGGAGGACGTTGGCGGGGGAGACGTCGACGAGTCCGCGCTCGAGGGCGAAGTCGTAGAACTGGCTGATCGACGTGTAGCGGCTGCGTCTGCTCTCGGTTGCCCAGCCTTGTTGTCCGACCCAGTCGATGAGGTCATCACGCGTGACGGTCCACGGGCTGTCGATGCGGATGCTGCGTGCGAGTGTGCTGAGGTGTTCGACGCGTGCGCCGATCGAGGATTCCTTCAGGCCGCGCGATCGCAGCCACGGGATCCACGCTTCAATGCCCCCACGCCACGCGGGCGGCATCGCCCTGTGCATGTCTAGAAAGTACAGGCGCCCGACACCTTGGCTGGCGTGCCGCGCCCGGGCCCTTGTGGAGAGGCTATGCGGCGCGGGTCTTGGCACGACGACCGGCGAGGTGGATTACGTCGGCTATGGGCCGTTCGTCCACATTTGCTGGTGCAATGGGCTCGGCTGGGGTCTCGACGAGGCTTCCCGTGTTGGCCACCAACCAGAAGGTTGGGGGTTCGAATCCCTCCGGGCGCGCTGCAGGTGAAGGCCCCCGACCAGCGAAGTGCTGGTCGGGGGCCTTCCTCGTTTGGGGCCACGCCTCCACGAAAGTGCGGCGGAGCCGAGGGCGGGACTTTGATCCCAAACTCGCTGAATGCCGCGGGTGTAGGCAGAGAGTGTCGCCCGTTGAGAAGAGGTGGACATGTCCCGTCGACAACGCCACAGCCAAGGGCATTGCGGCCACGACGACTTCCCGGGCCGCCACCACCCAACGACCTCACCGCAGCGTGATCCACGCCCGCCGGTTGAGGATCTCGAGGCTCGCTTGACGGAACTCGAGCCCGAACGTGCGCGAGTCCACCGGGGCCTCGCCTCCCGTCGAAGTGAGGAAGTGGTCTCATGAACAACGAACAGTTCGCCAAGATGAAGAGCGGCAATGGTTTCATCGCCGCGCTCGACCAGAGCGGCGGCAGCACCCCGAAGGCACTGAAGCTCTACGGCATCGACGCGAGGGCCTACTCAAACGATGCCGAGATGTTCGATCTCATCCACGCGATGCGCAGCCGGATCATCACGAGTCCGGCCTTCACGGGCGACCGCATACTCGGCGCAATCCTCTTCGAGATGACCATGGATCGCGAGATCGGTGGCAAGGGCTCCGCAGAGTACTTGTGGGAAGACAAGAACATCGTTCCGTTCCTGAAGGTCGACAAGGGCCTCGCCGATGAGATCGACGGTTCCCAGGTCATGAAGCCGATGCCCGAACTCGACGCCGTCCTCGCCAAGGCGAAGAGTCACGGCGTCTTCGGCACAAAGATGCGATCGGTCATCAGGATGGCCAACAAGTCCGGAGTGCAGGCTGTGGTGGACCAACAGTTTGACGTGGGCCGCCAGATCCTCGCCGAGGGATTGGTGCCGATCATCGAACCCGAGGTAGACATCTACAGCCCCGAGAAGGCCGCTGCCGAGGTCATGCTCAATGCCGTCCTCCTGGCCTCGCTTGACCAGCTCGAACCCGACCAGCAGGTCATGCTGAAGGTCACCCTCCCCGAAAAGACCGGGCTCCACAACGAACTCGTGGCGCACCCGAACGTGCTCCGAGTGGTCGCACTGTCCGGGGGCTATACCCGAGTGGACGCCAACGAGCGACTCGCCCGCAACCACGGCGTCGTCGCGAGTTTCTCCCGCGCGTTGACGGAGGGCCTCA